CATTTTCTAGGTTCGTGCGAGTCAGGGCTGGCACGGAGTCCAGAGTAGAATCGGCGGCGCGTATGTGCTTCTGCGCCCGCTCGACTAATTCAGCTTGCTTGGCGTCTAACATTCTCTCACCCTTTCGGCAAATAGAATCGGCGGACGCCCGCTGATGACACAGGTGGCCGCAAGGGCCAGATGATACGGACGCCCGCCGAGGTTGCTTGGTTTCCTGTGCCATCACCTGTAATTGTATCGGCCACCAAGCGTCCTGTCAATAGGAAAAATAAAAAAGCTTTCACCATGCGGTGAAACGGCGGGAATGAATAGCGGACACTTGGGCGGATGAGGCACAGTGGCGGAACAGTTGACAGAATTCGAGCCTTCCGAACACCAGGGGGCGGTACTAACTGCATTTCAGGACAAGGGCTACCTGTGTACCGTCGAAGATGCGTGTCAACGTGGGGGGGTTAGTCGGGCTGCGTACTATAAGTGGTTTGAGACGCCTGGGTTCTCTGCTTGGTGGCAGGCCCAGGCGGAGACATGGTTTGCCCGGCAGTTGCCAAGGGTACAGGCTGCCCTTGTGTCCGCTGCGACGATCGCCAAGGACCACAAGGCCGCCCGCTACAACCCCAAGGCGATCGAGTTATTCCTTCAGCGGTTCGACAAGGGCTTTGTGCCCGCCAGCCGGCAGGTCAAAGAGGTCCAAGTAGATGTCACAAGCCTCGACAATCGAACAGCAGAGCTTCTCGGAGCGTATCTGGACCACGATCCAGAAGACGCCGGGGGACAATGCCCGGCAGCGGATGAGGGTGCTGAGGGCGGACAAGGAGCGACAGGCGTACCTGAGGGCCCTGTTCGGTGACGGGTGGCCGGGCTTTCTGGCTTGGCTGAACTTGGCTTGCTGGACCTTTGACCCCCGAGACGACCTGAGGCACCTGCCCTTCACCACCTGGCCTGTCCAAGACAAGGCCGGGCGGGAGTTATGGGAGGCCATTGACGAGGGCCGCGACATTCTGTTTGATAAATCGAGGGACATGGGGGCCTCGTGGTTGTCGGTCGCGTGTCTGGTCTGGTGGTGGTTGTTCGTGCCGGATACCCCATTCAAGGTGGCCTCTCGCAAGGCCGAGTACGTCGATGCGTCTGGCGACCCGGATACGCTGTTTTGGAAGATAGATTACCTTGTCGAGCACCTGCCGGGCTGGCTAAGGCCCCAGGTGGACCGGCGGTACATGCACCTGAAAAACCGGATGAACGGGAGCGTGGTTGATGGTGAGAGCACAAACATCAACATGGGCCGGGGCGGCAGGCGAAAGGCCATTCTGCTCGATGAGTTCGCTGCTGTCGAGGATGGGGCCGCAATTCTCGCTGCGACGGCTGATGCGACTCCGTGCCGCATTTTCAACTCGACGCCGCAAGGGCGCGGGAACGCCTTTGCGGACGTGCGATTCAGCGGCAAAGTCAAGGTACTCACCCTCCACTGGAAGGACCACCCGGCCAAGGGGGCGGGCCTGCACCAAGTAGACCGGGACGGCAAGCAGATATGGACCTCCCCGTGGTACGAAGCCGAGTGTGCCCGGCGGACGAGTCTCAAGGAGATCGCCCAGGAGATCGACATTGACTACCTGGCCTCCGGCGAGGCGTTCTTTGACCTGGACGTGTTACAGCGGATGCGGGTTGGCGACGTGCTGCGGCCCCCCGACATCCGGGGCGAGGTCAGTTACGAGGTCAAGACCGTGGACGAGGGCAGGGCCTACAAGGTCCACACGCTGTCATGGTCGCCTGATGGCGGTCGGCGGCGCTTGAGCCTCTGGAACCCCCCTGACGCCTTCCTGATGGCCGGTGACAGGCCCCGGCAGGACCGGCATTACGTCGCCTTCGCCGACATCTCCCTGGGTATGGGGGCCAGTAACTCGGTGCTCAAGATAGCCGAAGTGAATACCCGGCATGTAGTAGGCCAGTGGCTTTGCCCGGACACCAGCCCGACGGACTTCGCGGAGTATTGCGCGGCCGTGTGCCTGTGGTTCGGGGGCAAGGCCCACATGCCCCTAATGGGCTGGGAGGCGAACGGGCCTGGCGGCATCTTCGGCCGGCGGCTGTGGGCCCTGGGCTACCCCTTGGTCTTGGGGAACCCGAACCTGAGCATCCCGTGGGAGCCTGAAGACAACAAGATCGGTTGGACCAGCGGCAAGGACTCAAAGGCGGACCTGCTTGGCGAGCTGCGGGCCGCGTGGGCCAGGGGCGAGCTTATTGAGCACGACGAGGCCACGATAGCCGAGGCCGAGAGCTACATCTACTACCCGACCGGGGCGCCAGGGCCGTCACGCTTGGTGAAGGAGCCGCAGGGGGCGAGAGCAGCACACGGGGACAGGGTGATCGCGGAGGCTGGCCTGCTGCTGTGCCTGGCCGAGCAGCCACGGGTGAAGCCGGAGCCGGTACAGGCCCCGGAGAGCAGCTTCAAGGGCCGTCAGGATGCGTTCAGGCGGCAGCAGCGGCGGGCGAACGAGTGGTAATCAACAGGGAAAGGACACGAACATGAGTGGACCAGAACCAGCGAAAAAACAAGAGGCGGAAACAGCCACCAGCATCGTGCAAGAGATTCTGCATGAGCAGGGCCTTTCGATAGCCGCCGTGGAAGCATTGCGCCACATACTCCTATCCCCCGATGGCGCAACGCCGTCTCCCGTGGCCGAGAACCGGGGACTCGTTGAGGACCTGCGGCAGGTTCGCGCGAATGCGATCCGGATAGGAACCCTGGCCAGCGCGATCCGCGACACGCTGTAGGCGGATGAATGGTAAGGAGGGACCGTGGAGGAAGAGAGGGACATCAGGACGAAGCTGGACCCCAAGCTGTTAGCCCGTCAAGTAACACTCGCGGACCAGCACATGCAGCACGTTCGGCGCACCCGCGAGCGGATGCTGCGCCAGTACGCGGGGCCGTACTACGCCAGCCAGGCCGCGGGGCAGGGGGCATCGGCTACAGGCCCCGAACCGCTCAACATGATCTTCCACATCGCGCGGGCGATTGTGACCCCCCTGGTGGCCCATAACCCCAAGTGCATGATCGACACCAAGAACCCGGAACTCAAGGCTTACGCCGCCGAGTTCAAGGAGGCGTTCGACATCCAGGCCCGGAAGATGGACCTGCGGGGTACTTTCAGGACCGCCGTATTCGACTCGCTGTTCGGGGCGGCCATTATCAAGGTGGCGCTCGGGCCGGGCGAGCAGCCGATGGACCCGAACGGATGGCTGGAGGACGAGGGCCAGGTGTTCGCCGAGTGCGTGGACCTCGACGACTACATCGTGGACCCGAATGCCAGGAGCCGGGACCACGCGGCTTACGAGGGCAACAAGTACCGTCTGCCCCGTGAGTACGTCTACGATTCAGGGCTTTATGGGCCTCGCGCGCTGCTGGACAAGCTCACGATCAACCACGCCGATGCGGTTAAGTCAGACAAGCGAACCTCCGAGATTTCGACCGGCGGGGCGAATGCCAACGACATAAACGAGTGGACGCAGTACATCAACTTTGTGGACCTGTGGATTCCAGACCGCAAGGTTATCGTCACGCTGCCGGCCGATGCTGAAGAGGACACCGTTGACTTCCTCGCCATGATGGAGTGGGAGGGGCCAGACAGGGGGCCATACGAGATGCTGGGCTTGTACCCAATACCATCGAATGTGCAACCCGTCTCGTTATTGTCCATCCTGTACGACCTGCATATCGCGGCCAACAAGCAGGCCCGCAAGCAGGGCAGGCAGGCGGACAGGCAGAAGGACATCGGCATCTACGACCAGCGGGCCGAGACGGACGCCGAGACCATTCGTGGGTCGTCGGACGGCGATATGCTGGGTGTGCAGAACGTGGACCGGATCAAGATGTTGAGCCTCGGCGGCGCGAACGACAAGGGCTACGAATACCTGGGTTGGGTCTTAGAGCAGATCAGCCGCATGGGTGGCAACACGGACCTCCTGGGCGGCGCGAAGGCCGTGAGTCCGACGCTCGGCCAAGACGAAATACTCGCTGGCAACGCGGGGGCGCAGATCGAGGACATGCGGCTACAGGCGATAGAGTTCGAGAACCGGGTCAGCGAGAAAATCGCTTGGTACATGTTCAGTGACCCGCAGTTGGCGATGGCGGTCAGCGTCCCGATCGGGGCTGGCGTCAGCGTGCCGGGCAGCTTTGAGCCGATCGAGATACCGGGCGAGTGGGAGGACTTCGGCTTCACGCTGAACACCTACTCGATGGCCCCGGACGACCCCATGCACCGCGCACGGCGGATACTGGATTTCCTCGGGGCGACGGTCCCGATGGGCCAGATGGGGGCCGCACAGGGCGTCGTTATGGACGTGGCGCGGACCACCGAACTGCTGGGCGAGTACATGAACATCCCAGAGGCCGATGAGATTTGGGTGCAGCTGGACAACGAGATGGGACCGGAGCAAGCGGTGGACGCGGTTCAGCCGCGGGGCCAGGGGG